TAAAAAGTTCTGGAATTGAATTTAGATTAAGACTCAAGCGCAAATCGAAATTAAAAGAATTTAGAAACAAGTATTTTAATTACGAGATAGAGTTGGATGATGACAAGAAAAAGGCCAAAAAATTAAAGAAGGAAATAGGCGATAAAATAAATGTCGGAGACATAAAGGCATTTTCTGGAAAATTTTATATAATTGGAGATAAAGTTCATACGTTCTTGGGTGATCCAAAAAATGATTTAAACTTTTGGCTTGACCTTCCTTATTTCATGTGTTATCTTGAGGAATATCAAGAAATTAGCGTCAATGAAAAAACCAACATTCTTTAAGGAAAGAAAGGCTTTCATCAAAAAAATGATAAACCCTTCTGTGAAAGTGGTTTACGCAAGAGAGCAGAAATTAGCAAAGGATATTTTTGAAAAATATCCGGTTGATTTTTTAAATATGGTCAAGCAACCGTTTGATTTAAATAGTCTAGCTTGGTTTCTCTCGAAAGATGGAGAGCAGTATTTGAAAAAAGAATTAAGTAGGTTTTTATACAAACCAAAAGAGGATAAAATAGTTGCAGGAACTGAAAAAAAAGGTTATAATTTTGCAAAGAAAAAGATTAAGAAATTTAGGGAATTTTTAGATGAGTAAACAAGACGTATCCGACAAAGCGACAACAAAACAGTATTTTGAATCAAATAGAGAGTTTCATTATAACTTTGAGGAATTTAGGGGCAATTACTCCGTATCAACTGGTTCTAAGATTTTAGATCAGGTAGTTGGTGGAGGCGTTTCTTCAGGGCTTATTAGATTTGTAGGACCAACAGAGAGCGGAAAGACTGCTGAAGCTTTAGAAATTCAAGGCAACTTTCTAGAAACAGTCGAGGACTCAAAAGGAATTTTTGTAAAAGCAGAAGGAAGGCTTTCGGATGCGATGAAAGAAAGGACGAAAATAAAATTCGTCCATGATCCCGAAGAATGGGAGGTGGGAACTTCCTTAGTTTTTGAGTCGAACGTATATGAAGTTGTTTTTGATTGGCTAAGAATGTTAATCAAAAACGAAAAAAAGATTAGATACCATATCATCATCGACTCTATGGACGGGCTTATTCCAAGAGCAGCATTGGATAAAGGAACAGAGGATGCGCCCAAAGTAGCAGCAGGAGCATTAATGACTGGAGATTTCTTGAGAAGAACGAATCTTGGACTTTCAAAAAGAGGTCATCAATGTATTATGATGGGCCAAGTCAGGGCGGAAATTAGAGCGTCTCAATATATAGCAAAGGATAGGAATAAACTAGGAGGAGCTTCTGGAGGAAACGCGGCAGTTCATTATCCTGATTGGGTTTTTGAATTTATCAGACCCAATAATGATGATTTCATACTGCCAGACCCTAAATCAAATATTGGCGCAAATAACAGACCTATCGGGAGAATGGCTAAAATTAAAATCTGCAAATCAACAAACGAAACAACTATGATTCCAGTTTCTTATCCAATTAAATTTGGAAGAAAAAATGGAAAATCAATTTGGGTTGAAAGAGAAGTGGTAGACCTTTTAATGGCTTGGTCTTTTCTTGAGAAAAAAGGAAGCTGGATCAAGTCTGAAAAATCTTTAACAGAATTTTTAGGAGAAGAATTTAGAATACAAGGCTTAGACAATTTGTATAACGAAGTAGAAAAGAATCCAGAACTTTATAAAAAGTTTAATAAGTTTTGCAATAAGGAAATTTTTGATGCTTTATAATGGTTTTTTTGACTTTAAAAGGTTTTGAAAAAAAAGTAAGGTCTACCCACAAGTATATTATTGATTGGGAAGGAAAGTCGTTATCAAAATTACAAAAACAAGCAAAGGAAATCCTTTATGAATATTGGTGTTCTGACTTTGTTTATGAAGAGTTTCCCGTTGCAGGAACCAGACTCTCCTTTGATTTTTACAATGCTTCAAAAAAGATAGCTTTAGAAGTTGACGGTAGGCAGCATTATAAATTCAACAAACACTTTCATTCCAATAGCCGCCAGAACTTCTTAGATCAATTAAGAAGAGACGACACCAAAGAAAGATTTTGTGAAGCAAACAATATAACTCTATACAGAGTCGTAGAAGGAGAAAGTATAAAAGATCAGATAGAGTCTTTAAATCTTTAACTTGACAACTGCTAAGTGATGACGTATCGTTAGGCATGATACCCTTATTTAAGACTCATTTTTCAATAGGAAAGTCGATCCTATCTATTGATAGAATTTTTGAACTAGCAAAAGACGAGGAGCAAGTAGTTGTGGTAGAAGACTCTTTTGCAGGTTTCCGCAAAACCGTAAAAAAGGCAAAAGAACAGGGTAAAAAGTTGATTTTCGGGTTGAGAATAGATTGCAGTCACGAAGACAACGCTTCAAGCAAGATCGTTCTTTTTGCTAAGAACGATAGTGGACTTAAAGAACTTAGAAAGTTATTTTCTGAAGCATACGTTAAAAACGATGGAATTCTTAATTTTGAAAGCATTCAATCTTGTGATGTTTTGGTCGCGATACCTTTTTACGACAGTTTTTTGCATAAAAGAATTCATAATTTCGGCAACTCAAACCTTCCAATAGAAAAGCTAAAGGAATGCGTTGTTTTTGAGGAAGAAAACGGTCATCCGTTTGATTATCAAATTCAAAGAGAAATAGACAAATTGAAGAAGTTAAATTTAGACAGCGTAAAATTTCAAACTGCCAAAACAATTCTTTACGAAAAAGAACTTGACTTTCCGGCATTCCAAGCTTATAAGTCCATGTGCGGAAGAGGCACTGGAGGGAGGCCAAGAAAATTTGACGCACCCGAAATTGAAGATTGTAATACGAAGAGATTTTGTTGGGAGGATTATGGAAAAAAGTAAACTAAATATACCAGAGAGCTTGTTTTCGAAGCTCTATGATAGGACAGGCTATCACGCAGGAGGGAATAAAGGATTTTTTATTTTCTACGTGGACTCATCAGGAAATCCAACTTGTGCAGAGAATTTCGAAAATCAGGCAACAAGGATGGCCGTCAAAGGTGGTATCAAAAACTTTCTAAAGGAAGAAAAAAGAGGAGAAGAATTTTTTGCAGATTTTCAATTAGATGATTAAAAGCCTAACAATAGAAAAAAGCGTTCTTTCGGGAATCTTGCAGCACCAAGAAGAGTGGCATCAAGTCAATCTTTTAATTAAAGAGCAAGATTTTTATTCGGAAGACTCGGAAGTAAACGTCACACTGTTTAAAATGATGCGATCCGCGTTAAATAACGCGGAAGCTCTTGACGATACAATTCTGATCGAAAGAGTTGTTAATTTAGGAATTTCATTCCCCGACTCTATTGACATTTCTGAATACATAAGAAGCCTATCCTTTAACAAGGTTAATAAGGAAGTTTTCTTAAATTCGATCAGAGAGCTTAAAAAATTCTCTGTTAGAAGAGAAGCGTTTGAAGAAGCGAAAAGAATTCAAGCTTTTGCAAAAAGCACCGATCCTAATTTAAAATATTGTGAAATAATTGATGAATTGGATAAAATTCATAATGAGACAATCTCTTCTTTTGAGAGAGAAGACGATGTATTAGTTAACTTAGCAGAAATCGCTGAAAGCATTGTTGAAGACAGGGGAGAAAATCCGCCAAAAGAGGTTGGATTTATGGGTCCGTATCAAACTATTAATAAAATTTATGGTTCAGTTTTAAGACCCGCAAACATCTTAGTAATTTGCGCCAGAAGTAAGGCAGGAAAAACTACCCTAGCTTTAGATTTGTTATTAAAAACAGCTTATAAATACAAAGTTCCAATTCTTCATTTTGATAACGGAGAAATGTCGGAAGAAGAACTTGTTTTTAGAATGGTTGCTGGGGCTTCAGGGATTCCAGTTCACTTATTGGAAAGTGGTAAGTGGAGAACTCATGGATTTAACGACCTAAGTGCGGAACAGGTTGTTCAAAAAGTTAGAGAAGTTTGGGACAAAGTTAAAGATATTAAAATTCTGTATAAAAATGTAGCAGGAATGACTTCAGAAGAAATGGTGGCAACTTTAAAAAGAATCTACTACGCAGAAGTCGGGCGCGGCAATGAGTTAGTATTTTCTTTTGACTATTTAAAGACAGATTTCTCAAATTTAGGAAAAGGAAGCGAATGGGCTTTTGTAGGAAAAACCCTTCACGACTTCAAACAGTGCATTAGTAGAGAATTGAAATTTGATGGAAAACCCGTTGTCTCTATGGCGACTTCTGTTCAAGCAAACAGGACTGGAATTTCAAATGCAAGAAATGCAGCGACAGATGACGAATCAATCGTATCTTTGTCAGACCAGATTACTCAGTTTTGCTCTCACCTTTTTATTCTTAGAAAAAAGAGTATTGAAGAAATGCAAGAAGAGGGAGAATCCTTTGGCACTCATAAACTTATACCTACTGTAGCAAGACACTTGGGAGAAGACCCTTTTGGCCATTTAAATGCAGTAGAAATGGAAGACGGAGAAAAAAGAGATAATTTTATTAATTTAAAAATTGATAACTTTAATGTCGAAGATCGTGGAGATTTAAGAGACATTGTAAAAACTAGATTAGGCCAAGATTTAGACGCGAATACAGAAACAGAAGAAGGTGACTTACCTCAAGGCTTTTAATTATAAAAAGGTTTTAGGAAATGATTGATTATGCATCCATACTTAGAAATTTAGGATACACATTGTCTGATCGAGGCAGCTATTGGCAAACTTCTGCAATATACAGGGGTGGAGACAATAAAACAGCGATCTCTATTTACAAAGACAGTGGCGTATGGACTGATTTTGTGGCTGGTTCTGTAGCTTTGCCTTTCGAGCTTTTACTAAAAAAAACTTTAAAAACAAACGATGTGTCGCACATCATAAAAGGTGAAGAGTTTAATTATACAACAAAAAGGAGAGAACTTTTGAAAGAAGAAAAGATATTCAATAATTCAGTTTTAGAAAGACTGCTTCCAGATTTCGATTTCTTTAACAATAGAGGAATCTCCGTTGCTACCCAAAAAGCATACAAATGCGGTTTGGCCACAAATGGAAAGTTCTTCAGGAGAATGGTCTTTCCGATATTTCGAGAAGACGGTTTAATTCATGGATTTTCTGGAAGAAAAGTCGTAGAGGATAATGATTACCCGAAATGGCTCCATAGAGGAAAAACTGCAAACTGGCTTTACCCTTATTTTTCTGTAGACGGAGTTAAAGAGCAAATAAACGAGGAGGGTCGAATTTTTGTAGTTGAATCCATTGGAGATTCCATGTCTCTTTATCAGGCTGGAATTAAAAATAATTGTGTTGCTTTCACAAACTCAATGAACCCTCATTTGATTTCTAAATTAAATGGAATGAACAAAGATGTCATTTTATCATTTAACAATGATAACGGTCAAAATAGAGGATTTGATGGAGCTTTGGCTTCATTGTTGAGAATGATTGATTCGATAGACCTTGATAGAATTTGGTTCTGTCCTTGTCCGCGAAAAGGCTACGACTTTGGAGATATGACGACAGAAGAAATTAAAGCTTGGAGGTCTTCTCTGAAATTTGATTCAGAATCACAAAAGAAGGCAATTAAAGAATTGATTGATTATGCGCCCAACGCTAAAATTACTCAAAAGCTAAAGAGCAAAATAAAAAAGCTAATAAAAGAGTATGAATTCAATTATGAGTAGAACGCCTTAAAGTAGAAAAAGCAAAATGAACCAAAACAAAATTCCATTGTCCGCAAGCAGGATAAAAACCCTAGATTCTTGCAGTTGGGAGTATTATTGCAATTATGTATTAAAACTTCCAGATCAGACGAATTCTGGCGCGGTGATGGGGTCTTGTTGTCATAACCTTTATGAATATTTAGGCGAAGAAAAAAGAAAAAAGATTTTCGATAAATTAGTTAAACATCAAAACGTAAGTTGCTGCCCACAAGTGGAGAGATACATAAACTCCTTCTTAAAGAAAGAAGGGTTTCCTCCAAAAGACCTTGCAAAGTCTGCCCACGGCGAAGAAATATCTCATTTCGACTTAGTGGAAAGAATGCTTTTAGAAGGCTTGAATTACGACTTTTTTGGAAAAGACAAGGGCGAACCTACAGAGTCTCACTCTGAAATATCTTTCGATATTGATGTGGAAGAGGGTGAGTTCTCCTACAGGGTAAGAGGATTTATTGATAAATTATTTCTTTTTGAAGATAAGTCGTTGGCTATCATTAGAGACTTCAAAAGTAGTAAAAACAAATTTCAAGGAAAAGAACTTGAAGATAATATTCAAGATCAGATTTACAGGTTGGTAGTGAAAAAGCTATATCCTAAATATAGCAAGGGGTGGATGGAATTCGTTTTTTTGCAATATGATTGCGAAAAGCACTGCGAAGAAGCTTGGACTTACCTAGTAGAAGGAGAAAATGAATATTTAGTGGGCATCAAATCGAATGATGGAGGAATATTAGTAACACCAGAAATGTCAGAAGGGGAAATGAAGGGCTTAGAGTATTACTTAACTGATATTCAGAAAATCGTAGACAATTTCGATGAAAAATTGGCAATTTCAAACATGGCCTCAGAAAAAGGTTGGCCTGAAAAATACGAAGGATTTGCTGGCCTTATCAAGTGCGGAAGAGCAGAGAACCCCAAGCAAAAAAAAGTCAACGGCGACAAGATGTGGCATTGCCCAATGAAGTTTGGTTATTTTTATTACGAGCTAAAGGAAGGCGATAAGATTGTAAAAACCTCTAAATTAAAAAAAGACCTTAAACCGTTAAAGGGTCAAAAAATAGAAAAGAAGTTCTATGGAGGATGTCCAGCTTTCAATAACTTAAAATACAATAAAGATATAATTGCAAAAGCAAAAGATCAGGGGTTTGAAGTCGAAGACCCTCAAGGCCAAGGTTGTTCAAAACCAGAAGCTAGAGACTTGTGGTAAAATCAACACTGCTTTTATCATTAAATAAAAACGCAAGTTGATTATTATGGATAATCCTACTAAAATTTAAGTAGGATGCCTATTTATCTATACAAAAACAAAGACACCGAAGAAGTTCGGGAAGTTCTTCAAAAAATGGACGAGAAGCACGTTTATTTTGGAGAAGACGGTGAAGAATGGGAGAGGGTATGGACCGTCCCAAACGCCTCTATCGACTCTCTTTCTAATTGTGACCCATTTGATAAACGATCTCATGTGGAGAAGACTGGAAACATGAAAGGAACCATTGGAGACTTGTGGAATGCAAGCAAAGAAATGTCGGAAAAGAGGGCAGAAAAAATTGGAGCAGAAGACCCTGTAAAAAGAAAGTTCTTTGATAAATACCAAAAACAAAACAAAACAAAACACTTTGCAGACAGGCCGGAAGTGATTAAAATGAAAGGGGCGACAATTGACTTTTCAAAGCCATTTGTTGAACCTAAATTGGATTAATTTACCCTGTTACCACAATAAACTATTTATCGAAAGAATCAAAAAAATGACTGAAATCCTAATTTTAGATTACAATAGGCCAAATGAATTAAAGAATTTACTGAATTCTCTGAAAGAGAATGCTTTATTTGAAAAAAAGATTGTTGTATTGAACAACGGGGGAGATAAATACGCTGACAAGTTTCTCAAAGAAGGACTGTGTGATAGGGTTATCAATAATTCAATCAATATAGGTTGCGGAGCCGGAACCGTTCAATTATTTTCTCAGTGCCAAAGTGAATTTGCCTTTTACATACAGGTAGACCACTTGCTGCAAATGCAATTAACTGAACAACATATAGACTTTTTTACAGAAAAGATTGTTTTCGAAAACAATTACTATATTGATTTGGCAGGAAATCAAGGGCATGGGAATTATTCGGAAAGGGCGCAATTTATTAGACGTTCAGACTACTTAATCGCACAAAAAGATTTCGGTGGTCCCGGCCCTCTGGACAATTTAAAATGGACGGAAGAAAGCGTTCAAGACTACATGAAAAAACAAGGGCTTAAATTCTTTTCTTTTTACCCAATTCCCAATCAATTGATTCCGCCGTTCAGAGACTGCGGTTGGGATAGTGCTAGAGAAAATCCAGATGGATCAAAATGGTTGCACAATCCAGACACAAAACTTCTTAAATGCTTAAACCCTCCAACCGAAATTTTCACATTCCCTCCTTTGGATGAGGAGGAGTGGGAAATGGCTATAAATGGACTTTGGCCAGAAGGGGGGCAAGTTCCCAAACAGTGGAAAGGCTCTGAGTTTGAAGTGTGGAACAAAATAAAGACTTGACAAACCCTACTTTCGATGTATGTTCATTGAATGAATTTTGACAGTTTTGAAACCTATGAGGATTTTGAACCAGCAGGTTTGGAGTTGCCCAAGATTGAATTAGAAAAAAAGACTCTCAAAAAGCTTGGGTTGGAAAAAAAGGCTGATAGTTTAGAAGTTTTAAAGGCCTTATCAAGAAAGGGTATTAAAGACAGAGGGATAGACAAACTTTCCAACAAGAAGGAATACTACGATAGGGCCAAATATGAAATTGATATTTTTGATGAATTAGGTTTTGTTGATTACATTCTTTTGAATTGGGATGTAGTTGATTTTGCGAAGAAGAGTGGGATCGCCGTGGGGGATGGCAGAGGAAGCGCAGCGGGTAGTTTAATCCTTTATTTGCTTGGAGTAACGAATAAAGACCCTCTCCCACACGATCTATTTTTTGAGAGATTTGTTTCAAAAAATAGAGCGAAAAAGACCTTTGACAAAAAAGGTAAAGAATTTTTAGTAGGATCGCTGGCTCCAGATGTAGATACAGATATATCTCACGAAGATAGATTTAAAGTAATAGACTATATTGAAGAAAAGCACAAAGGAAAAACGGCCAAAATTTTAACTTTTAATACTTTCTCTTCAAAGCTTTGTATAAAAGAATGCGCGAAATTCTTTTCTAACGCATCCGAAGAAGAAGCAAATAAAGTTAGCGACATGATTCCCAAAGAACATGGGAAAGTTGTTTCTTTAAAAAGGGCTTATGATGAAGTTCCTAGATTCGAAGATTGGTGCAATAGTAACAAAAAAGCTTACGAATGCGCTTTGTTATTAGAAAATTTGAATAAAAATTGCGGAGTTCACCCTTCTGGTATTGCGATTTGCTCCCAAGAGATTTCTGATGTCTGTCCTCTTCAATTGACTAAGGACGGAGAACTAATCTCTAGTTATGAAATGAATGACGTTGCCGATTTAATGGTGAAGTTTGACATTCTAGGGTTAAGAACTCTGTCAATTGCGAATAAGGTGTGCAAAAAGATCGGAATATCCTTGGATGATGTAGACGATGAAGACCCTTTTATTTATGAAATGCTGCAAGACTTTAATCATCCTTGCGGTCTTTTTCAAATTTCGGCAGACATCAACGCAGACGTAACGAAAAAAGTAAAACCTAGCAATTTAGCAGAACTTGCTGACGTTGTTGCTCTAGCTAGACCCGCTGCATTGCAGTTTGTAGATGACTATATTTCTCAAAAACAAAATGAAAGTCCTTTAGGTCTTCATCCAGAATTAGATAAAATCTTGGCAAGATCAAAAAACGTAATCTTGTATCAAGAACAATTGATGCAAATTGCTAATAAAGTTTTTAAACTTTCTCTTGACGATGCGGAGACTTTGAGAAGAATCGTTGGAAAGAAAAAAACAAATGAAATGCCAGCATGGAGGTCGAAAATCTTTCAAGCGGCTAACGAAAACGGCTTGAATGAAGATTTGGCGCAATATTATTGGAACGCGCTAGAAGCCAGTGCCAACTATTCTTTTAATGCAAGTCACGCAGTTTGCTATGCGTCTTTAGCCGCCAAAACGGTTTGGCTAAAATATAAGCATCCAAAAGAATTCTTTACATCAATTCTAGAGGTCGCAGAAGACGAGCCAGACCCCTTGGAGGCTATTGCGGAGGTAAGTAGAGAAATTTCTGACTTTGGAGTTAGACTTCTCCCTCCAAGCTTGGAGTCATCTGCAATGAATTTCACAATAGAAGGCGACGATATTCGTTACGGCCTTCAGTCGATCAAGGGAGTTTCAGAAAGAACAAAGAAATGTTTGGAGGAGTTTGTTAAACTAGACCCTAAAAACAAATACGACGTATTCGCTTGTGCAAAACAGTGTAAAATAAATATAGGAGTTTTAAGCTCTATGATTTACGCAGGAGCTTTGGGATTAAAGGAAAGGCCGAAAAAAGCTTTAGAAGCTCAAGCATACAATTTACTAACAGACAGAGAGAAAAGACAATTTTACAAACTTGGGGAAAGGCATAATTTTGACTTGTTAAATTCCATATCCAAAAGCGTATTTGAAAAAATCATTGGAGACGATAACAAGTTGGTAATGAAAGAGTCTCGATTTGAAACTTTTAAAAGAAAATTTCAAGATTACAAAACTCTTTATCAAGAAAACCAAAAAAGAGGAAACTTATCGACTTGGTGGTTTGAGACTAATTTATTAGGTTACAGCCCTTCTATTTCTTTAGTTGACTGCTTCAAAGAAAAGAGGGATTTAAAAACCCTAAAGGATATATCTATTGAACAGCCAAGAAGCTGGAGAGCAGTCGCTAGAATAGACGACTTCACAATTCGCTTAGACAGAAACGATAGAAAATACATGGCGGCTACAGTGTCCGATGACAGTGGAACGGCAAAAATACTTTTTGGAGACTGGAGGGGAGACGCTTTTTCTAGATTTTTAGAAAACGGAGAACCAAATAAAGGAGACATAGCAGTTATAAGAGCGGAAATTTCAGACGGAACAAATTTCGTCTCGACAATGAGCGTTCTTGACAGTAAGGTGTATTTAAAGACCAAAGAATTAAAATAATGAATAAATCAAAAGACGTATTGCAAATTTTAAAAAGAGCCGAAGATACCGCAGAGGAGCTTGAAAGGCCTTATATTTGTGTAGATATTCTTTGGGAGGCGGTGACTTCCCATAATTCAATTTCAATCCATAAGATTTTTGGTTCTTTAAATATTGATGTTAATTTATCAAAAGTTTTAGCTTACTGTTTTTTAACTGAAAAGCCTCCATCAAAAAATCCGACAACTCGATTAAATAAACAATGTAGAGAAGTTTTGCAAGTTGCAGAGTCTCTGGCGGAAACTTTGGAGCAAGAAGATATATCTGCGGAGATTTTATTACTAGCTTTAGTGTCTTACCCAAAACACGGTAAATTGTTAAAATCGCTACTTGATTCAGGAGATTTTTCAGTAAATGATTTTATAGAAAAAATAGTTCTTTTTATTAAAGACCTTGGAGAGCCTCTTGCCTCCCTGCTGGATGAACAGGAGGAGAAGGAAGAGGAAGAAGAGGAGGAGGAAAAGAGCGAAGATGAAGAAAGAATATTTCAACAAGACGCAGTTAATGAAACAATAGACTTGTTCGCCGTAAATCTAAATAAAAAAGCTATGGCTGGAGATTTCGACGGTCTTGTAGATTTTGAAAATAGATTAAAAAAGACGCAAACAGTCTTGTCTAGAGAAAGAAAACCGAATCCAATTCTCGTTGGACCAGCAGGAGGAGGAAAAACTGCAATTGTAGAGTTGCTTGCTAGAGAAATTGTAAACGATAGAGTTCCAAACTGTTTGAAAGGAAAGGTCGTATTCGAAGTATCCATTTCAGATATGGTTGCAGGAACAGAGTTTAGGGGCAATTTTGAAGAAAGAATTAAAGAGTTCATTAACGAAGTAATGAAATACGATAACATTATTTTGTTTTTTGATGAAATTCATTCTTTAATTGGAGCAGGAGGGACAGGAAGAAAGGGAGATTTGGAAGCGTCTAATATTTTAAAACCCTACCTAGCAAGGGGAGAAATATCTTGCATAGGGGCAACTACAGATTATGAATACAATCAAAGTTTTAAAAAGAATCCAGCTTTAGACAGGAGGTTTGAGAAGGTATCTGTATTGCCATTGTCCTCTTCTCAAGTTTTGGACATTGCTGATCATATCGTTGAAAGCTTTAGCAAAAAGAGCGGCGTTGAATATTTTCCCGAATTTTCAAAAGAAGCTATTAAATTTTGTGATGTTTTTTTACCAAACAGGAATTATCCAGATAAATTTGTAGATATAGTCGATCAATGCGGTGCTATTGCCAAGTTGGAGGATTTAAATTCGGTGACTAGGAAGACTTTAAAAGAAGCCTTTGTTGATAAAGGAGGTCTTTTGTTAAAAAAGGATTTTAAAACTGGCTTGTCCAAAGAGTTGTTAAAAAAGGGAATCAATTGCAATAAATTGCTCGATTTCTTCAAAAACATATCTGAAGATGTTTTTACTAAACAAGATGGCGATATCCCCAATAGTATTTTTTCTTTTGGATCAGAAAGTGATGTAAAAGCAGTCATCTCTGTCTTAGAGAGTTACTTTAAATCTAATGGGATGCCTTACGTTTCAGTGTCGGCAAAATCCCTAGTAGACAAAAATTCAATATCAGGCTTCTCTGAAGATTATTTGTGTTCGTTAGCTCAAAAAGCCTCGATTTTAGAAGGTGCGACGTTTTTAATTAAAGACATAGACTGCATCAAAAAAGAAGCACAATCTTCTCTAATCCAAATTTTAGAAGAGGGCAAGGTGGAGTTACCAACCGGACAAGATGTTCGATTTGGAAATTCTTTATTCTTGTTTTTTAGCTCTAAGTTTAAAAAAGAAAGCTTGGGTTTTCAAGCAGCTAATGTATTAAAATCGAGTGACATAGACGCAGATTTGAAAAAAGCAATAAATAACGAGTTTTTCATAGAAAAGGTTTGACAAAAGGCATTTTGTAGCTTATAATGCCGAAACAGAAACAGATTTTAAACAATACAACATACAATATGACAAACAAAGAAAAAACGATTAACATGAATAATAACGAGCGTCTTTTGAAACAATCATCTGGTAGATTCGTTGGTATCGAAACATTTGATGGCCGAAAATTCAATGCTAAAGTAGAGAAGGTTACTCCGTTTTATGTCCTATTTAGAGACAGGAATAAAGCCTTTAACCTAGTAAAATTGGCAAAAACCTCAATTTGCAAAATTAATCAAAAAAATGTCTGGAAAACAAAGTAAAAAATTAAGAAGACATCAGGGCTTAGACAAAGACCCTAAAAACAAAATTCTAGTAAAAAACTACAGAAGACTTAAAAAAGTTTATACAAAACTAAACAAAAACCAAAAAACAGAATTCAATAAAAATGAGTGATCAACAAGAAAGCAAAAACGATTGGAAAGAGCGCGAATGCGGCGCACTTTGGAGCAAAACATCAGCAGGTGGAAACGCATATAGCTCTGGCTATGTAACTGTAGATGGTGAGAGAGTCAATATTATGATTCTTAGAAACACCCACAAACAAGAGGGAGAGAAAACACCAGATGCGCGAATTTACTTGAGTGAAGTAAAAAGTGCTGCCACAACATCTTCTAATGGGCAGAGTCAACAAGTTACCTCTTCTGGCGAAACTGTAGAAGACGACGGAATTCCGTTTTAATACAACAAAATAGTAGTTAGTTTCATAACTGAAACCCGCAAGGAAACTTGCGGGTTTTTTGTTTTTAGTGTAATTAAACTAAATGGCTACTTTTAATTTATTCAATAATTCAGTGGAGATATCAGAGGCTGTTTCTGGAGCCTATGAATTTCTAAGGGACGAAAACGGCCATACAGGTTCATTCATTTTAAAAGGAGGGGGATTTGCAGAACATTTAAGCTGCGATGGTCTAGGAGTAAATGGATTTCTGAATGTAACAGGGTCGTCTCAGATTCAGGAGAACTTACAGATAGACGGAGATTTAACAGGCTATAATGACAATAACTTAGCGAACTTAGTTGTAACAGGAACTACGGATATTACCCAATTTATAAATGGAATAGACGTTAGCGGGGATTCTTTTTTCACTGGTTCTGTTGATATAACGGGTGGTTTAACCGTGAACGGAAGCGGATTAAACGATTTTGGTTCTCAACCCTTTAGTAATTTTTTAGATGAGGGGATTGGGCAGTTATATGTAGGAACAGGCCTCGGCCAAGGAACGGTTTTAACCACAGATGGGGCGCAAAGTGGATGGGCGGTAGTATATAATCCAGCTAACCCAATAGGATTAGAATTTCAACTGGTCTCTGGTTCTACTGGATTAGTTGGTGTGGGCGGTGGCACTACAGGATTAACTTACTTTGACGAGTCAATAACTAATGGAACAAAGACTGTCGGATTATCGCCAAGTTTTGAAAATGCACACTCCAATGCAAGTGTAAATATTAGCCCAAAAGGAACTGGTGCGTTTTTTATATCACCAACTGGCTATGTCGCGGCCCTTTCCGAAAGAGCAAGAGGCTCAAAGTCAGTAGACTTACAGATAGCAAAAGACAATCTTACAGGATTATCTGATTATATAACAGCGGGAACGCAAAGTGCTATTCTTGGAGGGAAAAACAGTAATATAGGAGTAGGTGCTACTAATTCAGCGATTATAGGAGGAACATCAAGTTATATAACTGGAAACGCTACAGAGAGTGCAATTGTGGGGGGAGCAGCTTCGGCTATTATAGACGATTCCCCTTATTGTTTTATAGGTTCTGCTCGATCATCAATTATTACAAAAGCGAAAGACTCCTCTATCATAGGTTCTTCCAATGCAATTGGAGATAATTCAAGCGCAATTTCAGGTTGTTTTATTGTGGGAGAATCAAATACGCTATTAAGCAATACGAATTTTGTGATGGGCAGAAGCAACTCTATTTCTGACGGTGAAAACAGTGTTGCATTAGGTAGAGACCATACAAAGACTTCATCGGAGCAAGACACGACAATTATAGGTTATAAAGGAACAGCACATAGATATGGGGAATTATCTCAGAGTGCTGGTGCTTTTGCAGGTTCAGCTTTAACTGGAAATCCTAGAAGAAGCTCGTTATTAGCAAGAGGAGTAACAACAAACGCAACTCAGACTAATTTATATCTAGATGGTTCTAGTAAAAATATAACAATTAATGCAAGAACCACTTCAAAATTTAATATAAATATTGTAGCTAGAAGAACAGACGGCGGCGGCGAACAATCAGCCGCTTATCAAATAAAAGGTTTAATAGAAAGAGAAGGGACAAACAGCGCGGCTATTGTTGGGTCAATAACAGTTACAACAATAGCGGAAGATGTGGCAGGTTGGGACGTAACAGCAGAAGCAGACACTACAACCGACTCCTTAGTTATAAAAGTTACAGGAGCAGGAGGTAGCACAATTAGATGGGCTGCGTCCGTTGATTTAATAGAAGTAAGTGACCTATAAACACTCAAAGATCGAAACTCTCAGATTTATTCTTGCTTTTCTTTAATATCTCAGGAGTAAGTTATTGATTTTAGGGAAAATATTCATATAATATGATGTATGCAATATGTCTTTTTAGGAGATTCCCCTACTTTAGAAAGCGGTTTTTCTAGAGTGACTCAAAACATAGTTCCCAATTTAAATTTGGAAAATAAGTTCTTTTGGGGAATAGGGTATGACTGCGAACTTCACAAATACGATTTTCCGATTTATCCAGCAAATATTAACTCCTCTTGGGAGTCTGTTGAAAACGCTCAAAGGTTTAAAAAATTCTTGCTGTCTTTAGGCTCGACTATAACTTTGTGGACAATTCACGACCCCTTTAGATTTGCAAATTATATTGACGTAATAAAAGAGGTTCGCAAAGAAAAACTGCTAAAGTTAATATGCTACGTTCCTGTAGATTGTTATTTTAATAAAGAGTCTGATGTCGATTTTTTAAGAGAAGCAGACGGAATAGTTGCTTATACTCAATTCGGAAAAGAAAATATTAAAAAACAATTACAAGACGAAACAAAACCTATATACGTAATACCTCACGGGTCCGACAGCTTCTTCAAGAAAACAAAAGAAAATAAAAAGTTTAAATGGTTTCCAGAGCATATGGAAAATAAAATACTTGGAGTAGTGAATTCAAACTCTAAGAGAAAGAACTTATATAGAACTATTGATATATTTTCCAACTTAATAAAGCTGGATGATTCTTGGAGGCTTTATCTTCATTCGGACCCAAATGGTTATTTTAATTTAAAGCAGATCGCGCTTGAAATGGGAGTATTAGACAAATGTATTTTCGCTGATCCGTTTTTTCAAACTGGAATCATAGGAGATACAGACTGTCCAAAAGAGGCTTTGGTAGAGATATATAATTGTTTTGATTTGTTCTTGTCGACCTCTCATGGGGAAGGTTGGGGATTGACTGCAACTGAAGCGGCCAGTTGTGAAGTTCCTATTGCTCTTGGTAATCATTCTTCATTTTCAGAAATATTCGATGAAAAATCCGCGATCTTCTTAGAAGATTCTCAGTCAGTTCTTTACATGGGCAAATCAGTTCCAGACTTTGATGCAAAAAAAAGCGCAGAAAAAATATACAGAGAGTTTCCTAATTCAAAATCTAGAGTAAAAAAGGCAAAAAAAATTGTTAAAAGCTTTGATTGGGAAGAGATAAATAAAAAGTGGCAAATATTAATAGAATAAAAATTTTAGTTTATACTCCCTTTGGAGTGGGTTCTTCTTATATTTGCGAATCTTTGAAAGACGAGAATTTGAAAGAAACTGCATGTTGTTTTTTTCTTTGAATTATTGTAAAAAAATAGATATAATCAGTTGATGAATTGCATTTTACCCGAAAAGAAGCATTTACTAATTTCAACAGCCATGAGGGTTGGGTCTAGTTGGGTTGGGAGAATGTCGAATAAAATTCTGGATAACACACAAGATTATGCTTTTATAGATAAGTTCTTAGATTTAACTAAAGTAAATTGTAGAGAAAAGTTAGGGCTAATATCAGAATTTGTTAGAAAGATGGGTGGGAACTTTTACATTAAAAGTCACTCTATCACTCCAGATTTATTTGAAGAATTAACTAATATGGATGAGAATTTATTAATCTTAAACATATTAAGAAAGGAAGAGAATGCGATAAAAAGTAGGTTTCATTACGCTAAATCACACGTTAAAGAATCCGACCTATTGGAAAGGTTGAAATACTTCGGCGTCGAAGATGTGGAATTAGAAAATGATTTAATTAAGGATATTGTCGATAAATGGAGATACGATTATAGTTTATTTAATAAAGAATTAAATTCAGAACAAATAATCACATTAAACTATGAAAAATTAAGGTTACAAGATAATCAAGAGATGATTCGTTTAATTAAATTTTTAGGCGGGTCTGCTAATCCTGATGAGATTTTTAATATGTTTGAATTTGAGAAAGAAAGAGATAATGAGATTAAAACCACAAATAGAACTGGAAATGAATTATTTAGAAGAGAGGGGGCCGTATGAAAAATGAAGACATTGGAATTCATTTAAATACTGATTAAAACCTACAAGGTAAATTCCTTGTAGGTTTTTTGTTAAAATGAATTAAGGAGAATCCCTTCTCAAATAAATCCTATTTAATTCTTTAAGACTTTTCAAGTGTAAAAACTCTTGTCAATGAGCTACTTAAAAAGAAATAAATTAAATTTGGTAGAATTCAATAATTCATTTAGAATCTTAGAATATGGAGATGAGGTTACGATATCAAACGGCGGAATTCTTGATCCAATTTCTGGAGATTATCATTCTATTAATTTTAACGATTTAGATTTGGCAGATGCAAAAGGTGATACCTTTATCTGCATCGAAAAGGAGCTTCCAAATTTAAGATGCTCAGGATTGAAAATATTAACCAAAGAACAAGCGGCAGAACAGCAACAGACAGACAGCTTGTGCGAATTTGTTAAAATAAACAATTCGCTAATAAATAACGACATAATTTATACAAATGAAAGTGCGGGATTTTACGATTACTTTGGTGCTTATATAGAACCCGACATGGGACAGGGTGATCCTTTTGAGTCTCAGCAATACATTAGGTATACATCTGGGACCATCATTGACGGAGATGGTAATTACCACTCCACAACTGAGGAGGGCAAAAAAAGTTCGATCATTAAATTTCCAAAGGAATTTAGAAGCTCCGCTATATTCGGGTTTGGAGCAGTTTCAAATGGTGAAACGCCAACAGGAGACTTTAGAAGTCCAGAAGATTCTTTAGATTCCTTCCTTCCTGTAGCGTATATCGACATATTGGGAAAAACCGTAACAAGGTTGATAAAAGGAGGAGAAACAGTTAATTTTGATTTTGGAGAACCAGATAATGAGTTATTTTAAAAAAAAATCGAAAAATGTAGTTCTTGGAAATCAAACACCGTTTTCTATAAGGGTAGGAGCAATTTCAGGACATATTGTAAATTTTACTGGTGGAATCTTGTCAAATCAAAATTTAGGCTTCAATTCTACAATTGAAAACCCCTCAGATAAAGACTATTATTTGCATTTGAAATTTATAGAAAATTCGAATCTTATATTATCTGCGGAGATTCTTGACGAATCACAAGTTCTTGAAGTTAAGTCAAATAATGATAGATTATTTAACGTCTTCCTGCCTATAGTAAAAAAAGGCAAAAGAGATATATATTATTATGGTGTTTTTAATTTAATCCCTAGTCAAATTATAGGAAGATGCGTTTCCTACAAAAATGATGGAAAACTAAAGACAACGCCCTTCTTGCTGAAAACTTACAATTATATAAAAAAACTAATAGATAGAAGCGATACAGACATACAAGATTGCTTGTTTCTTGATTTTTCTGCTGGAAATATAGATCGGTCACTGCCCAACTCTGAAGAGATACAGCCACAAACGGCGGAAATAATAGGAGGAACAAAAACCCAAGGCGAACTTGTTGCGGGTCAGGAACAGACATTCGCCTTAGAAGGCGGCGAAGAAGTGGATTTAGTAGTAGGCTGCTCTACAAGAATCCCGCTGGCTTTTAAAAATGATGATGGCGAAATAGTAAACTGCCAACAAGGAAATGTAGATTTCCGTCTTAATAGAAGTTCTATGTATGCTCCAGAGTTTGAGTATTCTACAGAGTTAGAAAATCTAGACTTTTTTTTAGTGCCGGATTTTAAAGACCTTGGCTCTGTAATTCTTTTTGATTTAGAGGCTTATTACCCCCTTCCTTCCTAATAAAATGATTTTACAAAAAGGCAAAAACGTATCTTTATCATTTTCACCATTTCAAGCTTATAAAACGTCAGATAATAAGTTAAGATTTTCCGATGGTTTTATTTTTAATATATTTGAAGATTCTAAAAATAAAGACGGAAATGAGTTAGATGTTTCCTTAAAAGAGTCATGCAATTTTTGTAGACCATCAAATATGCGAGAGGACTTCTCTTACGAGAAAGGAGACAAATTCTATCTATCAATAGACAGATACGATATAAAAACTTCTAAAATTATTAAAGTTGCGCTGTCAGAGTCTTTACCAACAAGTTATGTAAGAGAAAAAGACTATATCCTAATCTGCGCCATTAATAACTCAGGGAATATAAATCAAATTTTAAAACAGAATGTCTTCATACAAGATAGGTATTTTGCTACAAAAAAAGCGTTCCAAGTAAATCAAATAAGCACAGAGTTTGACGAGAGAACAGGGGAAATAATTTCTAAGAAATACAAAATGGAAGGAGGTTTTGCTGTATGCCTTTCTTCTGGAAAAGTTTTATTTGTAGACCCAATAGAATTTGAAGTCCAAGGAGAGGAATCACTCTTAGAAAAGGAAGAGCCAGAAAAGAGGGTATACTTAGTTGCAGAATACAGCACAGAAGTTGCGACTCTTGATCAAGAGAATGACGGCGCATATGTTCCTTACGATGTAATAAGGTCCGCGACTTTGACGGATGCGTATTTAGAAATACAGGGGGAAAAAAGAGATTTTGATTCTATTGAGGAAGAAGCTCCGAAAACAGGAAGAGAAGGAAACCAGCAGACCGATGGAAAATTTTATATACCAATTTATCCGTTAATTCAACCGAAAGAAGGAAACAGATATTTATATCCGTATGTTGAAAGATATCAAATCTTAGTAGGTTCAGAGCCATTTACAGGTCCAGATGGAGAATACGCAAATCCCGTTTACGATCCAATCGAACTTTCAGCCAAACCTCCACTTTATTACATTTGGATTTCTATCAATGCAAATCAGTCAATTCCATTGACTGACGAAGATATTATTGGCGCAATAATTGACGGAGCCTTCGATTTAACGTATGCCCTAGAAAAGCACTCTGTCTTAAAATTAAGAGTTTAAATTAACTCTTCGATAATCTTTCCTTTGCTTATCTGAATCGGCCTTAAATCTTTTGTGAAAAGCTCCTTTTCTGGAGAAATTCCAGAAAGGTGAAAAATTGTAGCAAATAAATCTTCAGGCAAAACAGGGTTTTCTTCAACCTCCATGCTTAAATTTCCAGAAGAACCGTAAACAATACCATTATTAATCCCGCCTCCTCCGACTATAGTAGAAAACACTTTTGGGTAATGATCTCTTCCTGCTGTTTTGTTTATTTTAGGAGTTCTTCCAAACTCACTTGTAACAACCACTAAAGTTTCATTTAATAAACCTCTTTGTTCTAGGTCTTGAAACAATCCGGCAAGAGCTTTGTCTAATTGTGGGGCTTGGTTTTCAAAACTTGTTTTGATATTATCGTGATTATCCCAACTGCCAAAACTTGTTTTTACAATCCTGACTCCAGATTCGACAAGCCTTCTTGAAATTAAAAGTCGTTTGCCAGCAGAAGAGTCTCCGTATAAATCTTTTGTTTTTTCGCTTTCTTTAGATATATCAAAAGCGTCCTTTGCTTTTTGAGACGCCATAAGACCAAAGGCTTGGTTGTAAAATTTATCCATTGCGACGATGGCATCGTCAGAAACTTCCTTTTTAAATCTGGAATCAACTAACTCTAAAATGTCAGCCTTTCTTGCTGGCAAGTTTTGGCCCAAATCTTTAACTTTGAAGGAGGGAGAAGATGGATCACTACCTAAAGAAAATGGATTATACTGTGAAGACAGAAATCCAGCATTTGCAAATTGATTTGGAGTATCAGGAACCGTTACATAAGGAGGTAGTGAATTTTGAACTCCATATTCGTGCGAAATTACAGAGCCAATAGAAGAATAACTTATAGCAGGAGAAGGCTTGTATCCAGTATACATATACTCTACTCCTCTTTCGTGGGCTGCTTGCCCGTGAGTCATTGACTTAATCACTGAAAATTTATTAGTCTCTTTGGCTAATAAAGGAAATCTGTCAGAAAAGAAAAGATCATCAGTTTTTGTTTTAATTGAACTGAATGGTCCTTTAAATTCTGAATCCGCAAATGGGTTTGGGTCAAAAGTTTCCTGCGCTGAAATACCTCCAGTCAAGTAAACATAAATAATGTTCTTCGCTTTTGCTTCTCTTCCATATTGGGCAGAGAGTAATGACGGGAGTGCTAGGCCTCCTATTGTGGATAAAAAAGATCGACGCTTCATTTATTAGCAATTGTATTTGGTTTTATTTTTTTGATGTTGTTTTTTTTGCAGCCTTCGACGTTTCAGAAGGCGAAAAATTGTCTTTCCTGAAAATTTTATCGTAGTTGCTACGATATTTCTCTCCGTCCACTTTTCTTGGCTTATCTCCTTTTCCTGCGCTCATTTATCTAAATTCTGGTTTTTTAAGTCTCCAGCGTTTGCTGTCAATTTCTATTTGCCCACTGTCAATGGCTTTAATTGTCTCCAAAGCCTCTATTACACTAGAATAGATGTAAGAGTGGGGCAAAGTCCAAAAAAGCCAAAGAGGGCATTTATCTTTCCCTTCTCCCCAAACAAAGAAGATAGGCTTTCTCAAAGAGTCGGCAAGAAAAAATTCATTCCATGTTCCAACTGAGAACGTCTTTTTTTCAAATACGCAAATAATAAAGTCGGCGGTATCAACAAGAGATAAATCCTGCCTCCTAATGTCTCGATAAGAATTAATAAGTTCATAATTACCGCATTCTCTGGCTTTAACTAGATCGTTGTGAGTCTCCTCATTTTCTTCAATTTCATTAATGAACGGTCTAGAATAATGATCCCAAACATTGATGCCTAATTCGGCTAATTGCTTCTTAATTCTTGAGCGAAGCTCTCTACCCGCCTCCAGTCCTTCCTCCATAGGACCAATTACGAGTGCGTTTGTGTTTTTTAATTTACCTTGATTCATTAAAATTATTATAACAAAAAAATCAGAGTTGTCAAGAATTTTATGCAATTCTTGTTGATATTGGAGGCATTTATGAAATTTCAGACATAACGATCCTGTAATTAGTGTAATAGTGTAATTAAGGCTATGAGGGTCTTGAAAAAGGGATTAAAAGATTATGCAGAGATTCATGCCGTGCAACAGTTGCTGAAGGATTTGAACTTTTACCACGGGAGAGTTGATGGAGATTTTGGTAAAGGAACTGACAACGCAGTTAAACTTTATCAAAGAGAAAAGGGTTTAAAGGCTGATGGTATTGTTGGAAATAATACTTACGCAAAATTAAAAATTGATGGATTAAAAATTAAAGCCCAAAAAGAAAGCCTCGACTTCTTAGAAGACGAAGAGATTAGAAAAATTGTAGACGCCAATTCTCATTTTCTCATAGCAGAGCCTAATAGAAACAATCCAGAGCCAACCCCCTTTGATCCTGAAAAGCATTTAGTCGTAGTAGCAATTAGAGGTTATCAACTAGATTCCGTAGGAGCAAGAGGCAAAAACGATAGAAGAGTATATGATGATGCCCATTTTATTGTAACTCCAAGGGGTGTTTTAAGATTCAAAGGAAACACAGACCCAAACGGCTATAGAAAGGGATACGGCTATGGCTCTAAAAAAGGAATGGCGATGTTGGACACGGGAGTTTGGTTTTTTGGAAGAGGGCCGCACAAAGGCTCTCCAGCGTTTAGGCAAGCCTGTCCTTTTACAGTGGTAAGAGACGGAAGCCCTTCATACAAGCACACAGGTTATCACGCTATCAATTGGCATAGCGGGGGATATTCAACCACTTCTTCTTTAGGTTGCCAAACTAATAAACCTAATGAATTTCAATTAATAAGAAATTATATTTATGAAGAACTTGAGAATTTAGACAACCCCAAAATGTTTTTAGATTATAAGGACTATGGCCTAAGAAGATCGTTCCCTTACATTCTTATTAACGAAAAAGACAGAAGAGCGGGGCGTTTAAAAGCAAAGTAATATTATGATGCAATATCTTACAGAGAATATAGAAGATATTTCGAAAATAATTGGAGGAATTACTGCAATTATAGGGTTTTTATATGGAACGTATAAATGGATATTAAAGCCAGTATCTGATACAATCATAAAAACAGACACTATATATAAAGAGGTTATTCCAAATGGGGGAGGGTCAATTAAAGATCATATAAAAAAGATAAAGGAAAATTCAGAAAAGATAGAGGGAGGATTGGAGCTTTTAAGAAATACGCAAAGATGTTTTAAAGAAGACGCTGTAGTAGGTATTTTTGAATGCACAAGAGAAGGATACAATAAATACGTAAATAGAACTTATTGTAAATGGATTGGAGCGTCAAAAGAAGAGCTTATAGGATATGGATGGAAAAACTTCTTAGCTTCTTCTGAGGTTAAAGAAAAATACGATAATGACTGGTCAAAGGCTTTTGCAGAAGGTCGAGAAGCTGAATTTTCCATAGTTCTTAAAACAACATCGGATTCTAGAATATATTGCGACATTCACGCTTATCCAATTAAAGGCATCAGCGGAGAAGTAGAAAAATATTTAGGAATTATTTCTAAAGAAGATTGTCCAGAAAAATTAATAAATAAATAAATAAATAAATAACAGGAATTATAATTTTTGAAAAAAGTCAAGATTTTTCTTGACTTTTTTTTGTGCCATGTTAAAATAATGAATGGAAGATTTTTCTTGACTTTTTAAAAAACTAGATTAGCCTCTTAAACAAAAACAACGATGAAATATAAAGAATTAGAATTGGGAAAAATTTACATCCCTACGAACCCTTCTCTGTCTGTAGGCGAAAAATCAGAAAAATTGGTAATTTATGACTCTGGTTATAAGTTGCTTAACTTAAACAGTGCAACAGTTTTGCGTTTTGGTTCGCATCGTTCTTTGGAATCTCTTTCAAGAAGTGTCGCTGGCCTTTGGCTTGAGGAAACGGCCCTTCACCTTCAGGAAAAGGATTTTCAGCCTCTTCCTCTTTCAGTTAAAAGGCTAAGAAGAGAAGGGTGGAAGGTAAGAGTTTTGCATTGTAGACTCTATAACGTGGTAAACGGCGAATTTTTTCCGACAGCAAAGGGCGGAAATACTCGCATTCAGTTAACCACTCCATCTGGCGAGGATTTTTATGGAGACGCTGTTTGCCACCCATTAGAAAACTATAACAAAAAAGAGGGCGTGAGGATCGCTCTCGAAAGAGCCTACGAACTCGCTAAAAATAACGCATTATATTTTACAAAATGAAATTGACACCATACAAAATCGCCCGAATTAAAATGTCCCTCCCTCAACAGGATCGAGACAAAATTGAAGAACAACAAAAGGAAGGCAAGTTTTCGCCGGAAATGCAATCCCTGCTTCATAAAGCGGGAAATTTCCATTCTCCAAAAAGACTTTCAAAAACAAAAGGAGCTTTTGGAAAAAAAGGAATAAATAGAAGCCTTGGACAGAAGAGGCAGAAGAAAATGCTTGGAAAGCTTATTGAAGAAGCAAGACAGCAAGAAAAGGAAGAGTCGACAAATTCAAAGGAGGAATAAAAGTGCAATTTAGAAATTTAAAAAGCTTGCCCGACTTAATTGATCAAAATATTTTGGGAGTATTTATGAACGAAAGCGATGCAAATACGGCGTCGATCAAATATTCTTTCTGTGAAGCAAATATTGACAACCGAAGGCCGGAAAAATCTATCGAAGTCTATTTTCAAACAGAAGAAGAAGAATATAAAGAGCGATTAAAGGAACAAGAAGAATTTAATAGCATTTTTAGATAAAACAATTGAAGCTAATTATTTTGAATATGAAAAAGGATAAAAATCAAGATTACCGTTTTAAGAATAAACGTAAAAAAGTAAACGGCCCTCGCATTATTTCTGGAGAAAACTCTATAAAAGGGTTTAAAAGCCCAGAAAAGAAGAAGTTTAACGATTCTGGAACAAAAAATCTTGGAGATTATTAAATGGTGAGATTATAGAAGGGGAATTTTAATGGATCAGACTGCTTCTTAAAAGTCCCAATTTTTTTTGAGAAAATCGCAAATACGCACCTTTTTAAATGAAGTTCCTGTTCTTTACTTTTTTAATTACAACGATTGTATTTGGAACTCTTTGGGTTTTTACGTGCAAGGAATTTTCTGATAAGCTGTTTGAAAATTTTCAACTTCAAAATGCACTTCAAGGGCAGCTTATTTTAAACAATCAATTAAAAAACGCTTTAATTCAAAAACAGATTAAAGAAGGAGAACTTATACAGGAGATCGAAAGGTTGTATAAAAATTCCTTTCTTTAAAATTGCCAAGTTTTTTCACTAATTCGCCAAATACGCAATGAATTTACCTCCTATTGAAAATAAAGATGATTTAATTTGGTTACTCGTTTTTGCTAGAAGGTCTTTAAATCTAGAAAGACATAAACAAAATCAATTAGGTGGATTTACTAAAAAATCCTTGGACGATCTTGAATTTTTAATTACCAAATTAGAAGAAATCGCCTATAAAGATAATGATTAAAATGACTTGACAAAGGTGTAATAGGCATTATAATGTCGAAGTTATGAAAGAAAACTACCTACCAAACATTATTGGACAAGAAGAAGTTAAGTCAAGACTCTTTATTTATAAAAACTCTTATGAAAGGAAGAATAAATTGCCATTCATTATCTTCACTGGAGCGAGGGGCGATGGTAAAACAAAAACAATTCGCGAGTTCCGCCAAACCTTGAGAAAAAACAACGGAGACACCCCTCCGATTATGGAAGTAAACGGTGCTGCTATTAAAAGTGCAGAATCGTTCCTAGAGAGTTACTACCCACACTGGATTAATAGTAATGCAGTTCTTTTTATCGACGAAGCTCACAACATCCCCTCAGAACTTCAAGAACTTTTTCTTACGATTCTAGAGAAAGACCCGAATCCTGTTCGCACAATCACCTACACTCACAGAGAAGGTGGCGAGGTTGATTACGAATTTGATTTTCGTAAAATTTCTATTGTTTTCGCCACAACTGACCAGCAGAAATTGAAGAAAGCCCTGCTCGACCGATTGACAAAAATCTCAATCCAGCCTTATTCTACTAAAAATCTTTTTGATATTTTCCAGTTGAACTGTAAAACAAGAACCAGTGATGAGATTAGTGGAGATATTGTCAAGGTATTTCGAGGGCATCCGAGGGCTTGTGTAGAGCTTGCAGAAGAGCTTGACCACTTCGCATTGGCAAAAGGGGCCACCTACATCAACAAGCCTTTGTGGGACGAATTCTGCTTAATCATGGGTATTTATCAATATGGTCTGAACGATGCAGAATTGAAAATCATCAAACTCCTTGGAGAGAGGCAGAAGCAGTCACTTAATGCGATTGCAGCTTCAACAGGATTCTCTAGGTCTGTAATCCAGAATGAATACGAAGCAGCACTTCTTGGAAAGGGACTGATTGACATTGACGGGAAGAGGATGCTTACAAAGCTTGGTCGAGAGCTTTACTTATCCATTACAAATCCAACAAAGGATGTTGAACAGGAAGTTGTTGAAGATAAAACCACAAAAGAAAAGCCTGTCCAAGAGATCGTGGAAAGAGTCAAGGAAGTGGCGGCATACAATCCGCCAACCAGTCTCGATCTTGAACAAAATCCTCTATTCCAATAAAGTCAAGACAGAAAATTACTGAAATTTTTGAACAAAAGACTTGATTTTTAATTAAAACTGCGCTAAATTATCTGCATATGAAAATCACATTTGAACTAGACGACGACAAGGCTTGGGAAATCGAAGGAGATTTTTTCGATATGATTGTAGGATTGAATGAAGTCTTCCAAGAAGTAGATATTTTGGAGAAAAGCGAGGAAATAGACTTAGTAACCAGCGATCAAAGATATATTCTAGACAAAGCAGGAATTTAAAATAAATTACATTAAAATATGGAAAACGAAAAAAGAAAAGCAGGAAGACCAGCAGGAACAGGTCCAAGATCAGTTCCTATTCAAGACCTCGTAGAATTGCTTAAAGGAACCAATGAAAAAGTTTCAGTCACTTACAGGTGGTTAGAGCAAATGGGTATTGATCCAAAAAATTACGAAAACTGGAAACCATCAAGGAAGAAAAAGCCTTCTCCGGTGATGGATTCGCCTCCAGCTTTTCAGCAGGAGTCTTCTACAGTTAATTCATGGGGTTGGGCCGAGCGACAACAACTCTCTCCATTGTCAGTTTCAGAACAGACAGAGGATGAAGTAATTGAGTTCACTATTACCGCCTGATTATGGAATTAGTTTGTCATAAAAACATTGAACACAAGACTTTTGTTCATCATTTCGATGATGAGCAAAAGTTCGTTTATGTTCTCAAATTACAGAATAACCGCTTGGTTGACGATTTTTTTGCCGATAAAGACGATTTATGCTTGGATGGGTCGCCAAAAGCTGATGCAAGAGTTTATTTTTACTCTCCTTTTGACATTGCGAATGCGAAACGAGAAGTCGGAAACTTTAATTTAAGTAAGCTTAAAAACTTTAGCTGGTTTAAGAATCAGCTTTATTTCTTCAATGAAAAAGGGGAAATATCTCATCTAAAAGCAGAAAAATAAAACTATGACAGAAAAAGAATTTAAAGATCAACACCCTGCAAAGCATCTATTTACTGAAATAGTTTCATTTCTAATTGGGGCGGGTATCTTTTGCTACCCTCTTTCTTACTTGTGGAACGAAAGTTTTTCAAGCATTTTTGACTGGCCAAGTGTCAAACCGCTACAAATGTATTTTACTTTTTTGTTTGTAATTATCTTTAAGCGAATTTAATCTTGACTTTTGGTAATTATAATGTAAATTGTCGAACAACATTATGAAAGAGTTCACAAAGTTGCAAGAAGAAAGTAGAAAATTTGGAGAAAGGAACGACTGCACAGTAAAGGCTTTTGCAATTGTTACGGGAATGACTTACGAAGACTCAAGGAGGGAAATGGCAAGAGTCGGAAGAAAGACCAGAAAAGGTCTTGTAACCAATAATCCAAATTTCAACCACAATATGATTAGAGCTTTAAGATTAAATGGTTTTAATGTTAAGCAAGTCCAATGCAAAAGCAAGACAGTTAAAACTCTGCAAAGAAATATTAAATCAAATGGCAGCTTTTTGGTTTTTGTTCGCGGACACGTTCTTGCTATCAAGAATAAGCAAGTAGAAGATTGGACGAAATCACGTTGCCACAGAATTAAATCAGTTTGGAGAGTGACTAATTAACTCTCTTCATTGTCTTTATTAAAGCCTTTAGCCAATTCGATCTTCTCAAGACCTCTTTTATATGATGCAACTCCAAGAATCGCAGCAGGAAGAATAAACAAAGAAGAAAAAGCACCTACTATCACGGGAATTTGGGTTACGACTTGGTAATCAGCAGAGATAACTGCATAAATAAAAGTTGCAACTAAAAGATAGACAATTGGAAAAAAGTTATAACAAGTCCATCTGCCCCACAAAGGTCGCCATTCTGCTGCCTTGGGATTCCCCAAAACCTCTGCCCTCATTGTCTCGTTTACAGATTCAATTCTTTTAGTGTCTTCTGTGTCAATGACGTTTTCTCGCTCGATCTCCTCGATGGCGATATTTGTTTCTAACTGTTTTAATTCAACTAAAGAGTTAAGTTGATCTTCCGTCATTTCCTTTACCGTTTCTTCAATGGCTTTTTCATCAGAAGAATCTATTCCCAAAGCATCGGCAACAGCGTCGAACACGCCAATTTCCTTTAGGACAGAACCAGCAGGAGTTCTTGCAGCAGCAGCACCAGCGATTTTAATTAAAGACTCTCCAATTTTAGGCAAACCTTTTTTAAAAAATTCTCTTCCTATGTTTCTAATTCTTTGCTTGTCCATGCAAGATATTACACTAAAAGCTTGACAAAGGCGAAATTGTAGAGTAAATTCATTTCCATGAAAAACGGACACAGTTTAATTTAAATCTTAATCAAATCAAAGAAAAAACAAAAAAACATTAATGAACGCATCAAAAGAAATCACAGATTACGTTGAATACCTCAATGGGTCTTTAGATGGTGAGCAGAAATATACTTTGTTAGAAGTGGAAACAGACTTGTTTAAAGCAAGAAAATATTGGGATTTAGAGTATTACTCTGGATTTGGCCAATGGAGCTTGCGAGAGGAAAAATTCACAGACAAAAGCGGCCAAGAGTTTTTTCTTCTTTTAAATTTTACTCACGACTGATTAGATCAAAGATGAATTTAATTATAACAACAGGCTTTTTAAGTTTTTTGTTTAGTTCGCCTTCAAACTTGGCAAGCAACGCCGAAATGTGGGAAGGAAAGCACTACAAAAGAGGACAAGGGGCAAGGTGCGCCGATTTCGTTGGATATATCGTCTCAAAAAGTGGCAAGACTCCACCCAAAGGGTATCAAAAATGCACTGCTTGGCTCAAATGGGGCAAATCTGTGAAACACGCAAACCTTCAAAAAGGAGATATTATTGTTTATAGCAAGTCAGGCGGATATAATCACATTGGCATTTATGATGGTAATGGTAAAATCATTCACAGACCAACTCGATCCAAAACAGTAAGGAAACTAGATTATAAATATAGGCGAATTTTAAGCATTAGAAGAGGATAATGAAAGTGACGGTAAAGTTAACTCCAGATGAAATAACCGTCTGTCAGATATTAGGCAGAATGAGATCGTTGATTGCTAGAGGCGCAAACGTAAAGGACGCGAAAGTAGGAAATCAAGACGGAATGGATGCAGATGTAACTGGCATGATGGCCGAATATGCCTTTGCTAAACAAATGAATTGTTTTCCAGATTTAGGCCTTAGTCCAAGAAGCGGAAGCGCGGATGGGGTATTAAAAGGAAAAACTTATGATATTAAATCAACAAAATACAAGACTGGCAGACTTCTTGCAACAAAAAAAGTAAATGATGATGTAGATTTTTATGTGCTTACAGTGGTAAATCAAAATAGCGTTGATATCATTGGATGGGCATGGAAGCATGAACTAATAAACAAGAATAATTTGAAAGACTTAGGGCATGGTGAAGGCTATTGCCTTGAACAATCAGAATTGAGGTCTGTAGTGTAATTATTAACCATGAATTTTAAAAAAGCCAAATATTTATTCTTTATCGGGATTTTAACTATCGCCAGTTGTAAAAGCAACGACTGGACAGAGCAGATGAGGAGAGCAGAACTGGAAAGAGTGCAAAGAAATGAACTCATAAATCAAGCTGACCCTAATATTTACTTTCAAGTCCTAAAGGTAGAGTATTAATAATTATCAAATTAAATTATATTATTACAAATGCTTCCTGCGCTTATTTCTACGAAATCAAAAAGTAAGAGAAATAACAACATAGAAGATAAAAGAATAAGATAAAGGTAATAAGCTACATAGTATATAGAACAAAGGATAATAGAAGAAGAATATAGTGTTTATAAGGGTTTGGGGATTATAATGCATCTGTCATCGACTCTAACTATTATAAATACATAAAATATAGCTTAATTCAAGCACAAAAAAAACGGCAAATATCGACAAATATCGGCAAATAACACAAAATAACACAAAATAAAACAAAATATTGCGTCTTATTGAGACTCGGATTGCTAAAAATGGCACAAAATATGTCCAAATAAGCAAAAAAGGCACTTTTCCGTCATGGTTTATACCAAAATAAAGAATCTTATTGAGACTGAGCAACTTTTATTCAAAATATAATTGACAAAGCCCAAATATAGAGTATATTATTAAACACGCAAACTAAAATTAAATAAATGAACATAAAAACATTAATTATTCTACCGTTGCTTTTGCTTTTCGCGGTTCTCATGTTGGCGATTGAAGTCGAAGAGCTAAAAGAAGAAAATAAAACAATCAAACAGAGAGCAGTGGCCGAAAATGCCGCCGTTTTTAAAATTGATGAAAAGACCCAAAAAGAAAAATTGGTCTGGTCATCCGACTTGTTTGAAGAATTTGGTGTAATAAAATAAAAGAAAAGCAAATATATCATGGGAGAAATTTGGGCATTAAGCCTAATCCTAATAGGCATTATTCTTTTCGTCATTGAAAATGTAGATAGATAAAAATATGGATACTTTACAAATAATTTATTGGGTTGGATTTATTGTGGCATTTGCCATAACCTCTTTCTTTATCCTCTTGAGTGAGGACAGCACAAAGTCAGATTTAATTAAAATTCCTCTTTATTCATTCCTTTGGCCAATCGT